AGAGAGTCTTGGTTGTTCAAGTACTGGAAGTAATTCAGCAATCTGGTATCGACGCTTCCTAGCCCAAATCGGCGTTGAATCCGCTTCCTGTGGGGTTTCTATGCTGAAGAACGTGTAATCTTGACGAAGGAACTCTGGTTTCCAGTCACGAACGTCATCCCAGCACACAGCACAAAAACCAAATGTCGTATTCTCATGCGTGACTTGTGCAACCAGATCATCATGCCCTTTCCAACCCCTGATGCATTTTGTGATCTCTTCGCGGAACACTTTAGTCTTGTGTTCTTCGCTGACTCCCTCTAGCGGATATTTTGAATAGGTAAGCGTTGGTGACTGCTCAATTACTTGTTTAAATGGTGGCTGTAAACGGCTAACCATCGTAGACAAAAACCCAGTTGGGCGATTGCTACGCCAATTCTGACCCATGCTTTCCAGTTTTTTTGCACTGTACGGAGGTTCATTGTTTAGCTTCTTCTGAATAAGTTGGTTCTTGCGGTTTCTCTCCACATTCTGTTGTTTCAACCTGCGATATGCAGAATGCGCTTGCTGGCAGTCTTTAAACGTCCGCTTAACCTGCAATGTGTCAGGATTTACAACGTCACCAGTGGCGTTATCGTCAACAATCTCAAGCTCAGAGATCCTCTGCTTGTCAGAGGGTTTCATAATCCGCGCGGCTTTCGATGCGTAGACGTTTGTGACTTCTGCTGGAATTGGTTTGGTTGTATCTGCCATATTATTTGAGATTTAGCCAGCAATCTACTGGCAAATTTTCTGACGGGGAAATGCTGTCGCGGGACATGAAAACTGCGGACTTATTATCGTGACGTAGCAACAAGCAACCACCTAGTGCTTTGGATGTCTTGGTTTCTTTCGCTTGTCTAATACTAGCACTTAATCTATCCGTTGCCTTTACGCAAGCACCACAACCGCTTTTCCACTGCACGTTCTGCTTGCAGTTAAGGCAAATCTTTGCGCGTTGCTCTGCTAACTCACTGGATACAAGTGCTACTTCTTTTGAAGAATTGATAACATTTTTAGCCCAGATCGTAATGTCGTTTAGCAATTCTGTCTTTTGACTAGGAGTATTAACAGATGTTACAACTACCATATCAACTCCGTGGCAGAAGTTTGGGTTCTTGCTACAGATGTACGAATTGACATCGCCCTCAACGTCACCAACTGGCAAATGGTTTTCGGCGCGAAAATTCGTGACAACCTCAAGAAGATTGTCATAGCTATGACCAGTGAGTTTTGCATCACCATCGTAGTAATGCCAACCCCCCGGCGGGATCATTCCAATTATCGGTTTTGCCATGAATTTTTGAGTTTTACGTCAGTTTTGTAATGTTTGCAAGGAAAAACTTGTTTTATTTATCAATTTTGTTAAATTTAGCAAGTCAATTACTGAAATCCACGAATTCATAACTTTCAATTCCAGTATGTTTTTTCTGGAAAACAAACTTTTCTGGTTTCGGTTCGGTCATCGTAGCAACAACTCCACCCCGTTGACGCATGAGGTAGACCAGCAGGGACAGGGAATCGAGTGCGTCAGGACTATTTTGCCTAGTCCGTTTAACGAAGTCTCCCTTGCTCTCAACTCGTACAAGACCCTGCCCCTGCTGTTTGTATCTGCGCGAAGTTGCCTGACGAACCAACTCCTCGGTACGGAAGCTCGGTGAGATTTTTAAATACTCAAACTCTAGGTACTTTGCTAGTCCGAAAATCAGTTCAGTAACAACTCCAGAGTACAACTCATTTGCTCGTTGTGTGTCATCTCCCAAGATATGGGTTTCGGAACTAGCCCATGAATAATTGACTCCCATCACCTCACTCCCGTACAAGGAACGCAACGCATCGTGGATTCCTGCTCCGTTTCCAGTTCTATCAACACATAGCCAGTTTGCGCCGATCCTCATCTCCTTTGCAAATCGGATAATCTCTGCGGTCTGCTCTAATGTCGCTAGTTTCGGGAACTGCATTTGTGAATCCAGTTGCAAACACGTCTTTGGCTTTTTGAATTCACGGAATTGTCCGTCCCGTGGAGTCCAACCATCGCAAAGTCCGTATCGCCCGAAAGAGCAGACAACTTGATCTCGCCCCTCCAACGCCAAATCGAACGCTGCTAGAGGCACTACAGGGCCAATAAACCGCAAGCTACCCATTGCGTTGTCCATCATGGCAGGAGTTATGATTGCCATCGATATGCCTTCCTGCGGGAAGAATCCACGGGCCATTGTGTAGTATTCGGCAGTCCTACCCTTTGACTCGTATGCCATGTAGCCCTCGTAGGACTGAAAGCCGGGGAACACAATCTCCTTCTCCAGCACGTTCTCGCACCTAGCAGCGTCTAACCTCAAAACGTGCCATCCCTCCCTACTTTCCCATTCAAAGTCTTCCTCGCAGTCTACACTCTGCCAACCTCGTATTGGTTCGCACCTCTTCCCAAATTCACTATTCCTGTCCTTCGGGTTCGACGCTCCGAAAATCTTGATGCGTCCCTTGGAATCTTTTGTATCAGCAGCAGACAGGATGTTTTGCAGACCCTCCCAAACACCAGCGGGAACCTCTTCAGCTTCGTCAAGTACAACGTGTGTCCTACTCATTTGCCCCCACTTAGGATCTGGCTTTTGCCTTGGGGATGGGTGAAACCCTCGGAGCGTACCAGTTCCGCTATCACCTTTCGGTACTGCAACCAAGTGGATCCCGTTCTTGTCATCGTCATTGGCTTGAATTGACTTCACCAAATCTTCGCTACCTTCGTACTCTGGTCTAACCAATGCAGTGCGGTAGAAGTTTTTGATTGCAGCGAATACGTTTCTCTGCGCGTGTGCCTCGGTGAGCGAAACAACTTTGATACAGGTGTACTCTGGATCTCGCATCCAATCCAATAAAAACCACGCAGCAGCATTGAACGTCTTGCCCATCGCTCCTGCGCCTTGAACTAACAACTTGTCATTCTCAAACAAACACCTCCATGTATCCGCTGCACTCTGTGGCCTCCAATCGTACACTCCAGAACCCCACAGAATCGTTGCTGCCGCTTCAAACTGATCGTGTTTCAACAAGTGCTGAACGAAGTTTAACACAGTCTGCCTAGCCACCTTTTCATCCAGTGTAACCAACTTTTTCTGAGAATCCGTCAGATTTGTCAATATAAACTGAGCGGCATAGATGATCCCATTGATATCATCCTTTTCTGCCTCAATTCGTATCTTTGTGGCAATGTTAATTGCCTGTAAAACTGACGCGGGTTTATTCATTCACTTTCCACCCGTACATCAGATTGAACCAAGCGAACTCCTTCTCCCCAGCCTTCTTACTGCTTCTGAATACTTTGGCAAATCTATTCACAAACCACTCTTTATATTTCTCAAACTCTTCATTGCTCCAACTTTTTTTGGAATACCAATTCTCTTGGTGTGTGAATTCTCTATCGAATCCTTCAAATCCAACCCGCTTGAACATCTCGTCCAATGCTTCCATCATAAATGTATCTACTTTGCTCATATATTAATCCCAGTACAACTGCGTTCCTGTTAGTTTTCCGCTCATCATTCTCTCCAAGACTGGCTCAACGTCCCACGGATACAATCCTTTCTCATAGCAGGTTTGCATTCCAAAGTATTCGTTAAACTTATCTGCATCTATTCCGCTGTTTTTCAATGCTTTATCTAGTACATCAAACTCAATATGCTCAATTGGGTTCTCCGTGATCACGATCCCAAGTTGATCTATGCGATTGTATTTCATTCCTCGTCCTCCTCATCTTCCTCGTCCTCGTAACTCATCGAATTCTCAATCAACTCATGGATCTTGACCTGCAAGATTCCAATCATGCTTGCCAGTGGCAGGTCGAACTCTGCAATGTATGTATCAACCAATTTATCAATTTTGTTTTGTAGTTCCGTTATCTGATCTGAGTCTTTCATGTTCCTCCTTTAGTTGGTGAATTTTACCATCTTTGTTCCAAACTCTTACGTTTCCTAACTCTTCAAACTGGAAGTCCCACTCCTCTTTTGTGATGCGTCCGTGCATATAGTCCTCGTTTGATTTCCGCTGGGCTTCTTCTCTTGTCATGTCCAATGATCTAATGGACACCTCTCCGTGTCCATAACTACTTTTATCTCCATGTTGCAACCGCAAACACCGCACTTTCCAGCACCACTAAATGCCGTGGCATCGTAGTGAACACACTGGTTGCAAATCAGTAATCTCTCCTCGATCTGCTCTTTATTCCGTATGGGCATACCCGCTCTGACGAATGCCGCTGCACTCTTCACAAATCTAATCGCCTTCTGCGCTATGTTTGGCTCGTTCATTTCATTCCAAAGATACTCTTCAATGCATCCACACCAGTGCTGGTGCTATGATATGATCTTGGTTCGTCTTTACCTTCTTCTTCTCCATCGTACATTGCAACATCCCAAGTCGTATCGAACAACTTACGAAGTCCCTTCGCAGACATGGTTACGTTTCCACGTCCGTTGAACGATGGGTTCTTGTTGCTGTACACTTTCCAGAGTTCTTCTTTTGTCATACGTTTATTAAAGCAATGTTGAATTCCGCTGCAAGCATGGTGGTAGATTCATCAGTTGGGTAAGTCTCACGATAGACTATCCTTTTGATCCCATACGATGCAAGTGATTTCAAGCAGTTGTTACATGGCAATGTCGTTGATGCCAGTAGATAGCACTCCAATGGTTTAACGTGGCGCAATGCGTTCTGCTCTGCATGGACAACGTAATTCCTACGCTTTTCCCTGCAACTCCAATCCTCCTCCATGTGCGGTGGAAATCCGTTGTATCCGCAAGCCGCAACAGTGTTGTCATGCCGCAACAACACAGCACCAACCTGCCTCCAAGGGTCTTTGCTCTTCTTGGCTACCACTTCCGCTATCGACAATGCGTATTCGTCCCAGTTCATGATCTATTTATTTCTCCCATATGGTCTTCCAACCAGTAGACTGCCTGACCAGAATCCCTAACATCATCTGGAAAGATGCACTCGTCAGAGATGATTCCGTTCAGTTGCAGTGCGTTCATTACCTTGGTTGCGTTAAGTCTCTTATATTCAATGTAGTGTTCCAGAGTGTTCATTCGTCACCCTTCAGACCATCGTACACAACATACAATATAATGAACGCTAACACGATATAGCCTATGATATATCCCATATATGACACCTTATTGGCAGGACTCACACTCTGGATCATCGATGCGACAGGTGCGCTCGACTTTGATGTCTGCCAAGTCATCGTCATCCTTCAACACAGCTTGTTCCTCAATCACGTCTAGCTTGTCTACCCGTGCGATTGCCGCTGCATTAGTGTACCTCTTCTCAGGGTAACGCTTCGACAGCTTCTCGACGTTAGCTTCCATGCACTCGTTAATCGTTAGACCTAGCTCGTTCAACAGGCCAGTCAGATAAAACAGGATATCTCCTGCCTCTTCACGCACGTTGTCGAAGTCCAGTTGCTTCTGGTACACTGCGTGTTTCTTGATTGCATCTAGCAACTCACCCGCTTCGCCACTCACTCCCACTGCCATGTGGAGGATGGATGCCTGAAGAGGTGTTAGCTGGACAAGGATATCATGCCCCGGCTTAACGATGGACTGCACAAACTGCTCGTATGGTGTAGTTAATTTCATTTTGTATGTATGTTAAAGTATGCCAAACCGAAACAACCTGCTTCAGCTAGGTGGACTAACTTTCCTTCACTACCTATACTCTCGTCAAGCATCTTTTTAGTTATCATCTGAGGATGACCTTCATGTGGTTCGATATCAACCCATTCAAATATGCGAAGCACCTTCGCTGCTCGCAGTGCGTTGCGGATGATTAGCGCAGGGTCATCCGTATGCTGAAGGCAATTGTAAATCCAGCACTCATCGAACCCCTCTTCCACAACGTCCTCACCTCGCATCACCAGACATTCAACACCATGCTCATGGTAACGAGCGTAAGTCCATTGTGGATACTGGAGCGGATCCACCACCAATGCCCTGCCAAGTCCCTTTGCCTTTAACAGCATGGACGTTGGGCCTCCTCCAATGTCCAGCACTGACTTGCCTGACAAACTGAACCCGTATCCCACCTGATGCAGTCCCATGAATCGAGCGTAGACATAGTGCTTCTGGTCTTCATCGAATGTATTGCAGCAGTCTCCCCAGTACTCCGATTCAAACTTGTAGTCACTCATTTCAGTTCCTCCTTCAGTTTCCTGTAGTGTGCAACTGCTTGGGGCCACAGGTCATGCCAACCCGATGACTCTACTAGCTTGGTAGCGCAGTCCTTCCATCTGTCACGCTCATTGGTTATCTTGTCTATCTCTTCTGTTGTATCGTTCATATTGTTTTTGTGACAAATACTACCCACTATTTGTCACAAGGTTTGCTAGTCATTGGATGGGTAAGTCATTGTCATTGCATCGATTCCGTTGCCTTCAGCATACCATCCTGCCCCGTTGTACACGTCTAGCACGTCTTGAAAATACTTCTCGTACCTCGGTGCAACCTTCTCAAGTGTGAAGTTCTCACCAAACGTGCGGCAGTCTAATGGTTTGATGCGGTCAATGTTGTTGATTGCATCGACATAGTCACCCATCGTCCTACACCTGTAGCCAGTGACCCCGTGCAGGTTGTTCTCTGCAAAGGATCCCCAGTCAGACGTGATGGTTGGTGTTCCAGATAGCAGGTTCTCGATCTGCACCCCACCGAATGGTTCGACGTATTGTGATGGAAGGAAGGATGCCTTGGCTTTAGACATGAGTTCTTTTCGCTTAGGAACGTCAGCGTAGCCAACATATTCGACGTGAGGTGGGAATGTATACCCAGCTTCCTTCTGACCCGCTACAATCAATTTAACTCCAGCCCTGCGCGTTGCATCGATTGCGATATCAACCCCCTTGCCAGAGTAGACCCTGCCTAAATAGAGGAAGTAGTCTTCTTTCTGGTCATTGAAGACGAAATCATCGATATCAAAATAGTTTGGGATCACCACGGAATAGTTATCCTGCTGGCATCTTCCCACTGCACCCATGCCACAGAACGCATGGTAGATGGCATAGCTCTCCCACACCTTCCATCGCGCCCAATGCCCACCCGCATACCCAATCCCCGGTTCAACGCAGATCAGGTCTGGATGGGCATCGCAGATGGGTCTGACTCCGCTACCCCAGAACGGAAGGATGAAGTCATTCTTCTGCTTACGCTTTCCTACCTCCCTAATGGCATTGGCATAGAACGTCTGGTATGCATGGTCGCTTGTGTTGAATTTAAAGAACGTCTTGCGCCAGTCATGGCTACCATAGCTCTTGGTGAAGTCCTCATTAGTCAGGACACTAACGTGTTCCGTACAGCCTAGAAGACTGTCCTCATGCCCGTAGTGTATCACTTCATGCCCCCGATTGGTCATCATCTTGCCAAACTTAACCACCTTCTGGGTGTAGGCACAGGCATTAAACTCCTTGCTTGTGACTGTGTGCGGCAATCCTAGTGCGTGGAATCTCATTTCTTTTTTGTTGGCTTTGCTGTCTTTGCTGATTGCTTGAATGCTTTTGCCGTTGGTGCGTTCTTACTGCCAACTCGGTTCATCTTCTCTCCGCTACCTGCGGCGATACGTTTCTTCTTGGCGTGGATGTTGGCATAAAGCCCCTGTTTTGGTTTTGGTGTTTTCATATTTTTACTATGTACTACTGCTGTTATGTGAAGTTATTGGTTATTTTCCTTGTTCTTCAGCTTGTTGATCAAGGACTTCTGCTTGTTTACGTCATGCTGCAATTCATGGATGATTTGCCGCAATTCTCTAATCTCCTGCTTTTGTTGCTGGATTATACGCATCTCTGGTGTTATCTCATGCGCCTTCATAGGTTCTCGATGATCTCGGTTAGTTTTGCTTTCATGTTGTTGACTTGTTTCAGGCTGTAATAGTCCTGTGCGCTCACTTCGTATGTTGAGTACCTGTGGAGGCACTTCTGGTTATCGCAGTATCTACGTCTTGAGAATCGATTGCCGAGGTCACGGCATTCCATAACGTGTGTCGTTGAACTGCATTTTGGGCATAATTTGACCATTTATGATTTAACCCTAGATATGGTGATTTTAAAATATGTTGCCACAATATGGTGATTATTATCGACAACATCAGTGTTTTTGTGGTTAAAATACATTAGCTCATCGTGCGCTATGCTGAGTTTGATTCCCCGCTCGCTTCGATTCGCATTTGCTTCTCCTCTGGTTCCCTGCCCTCGATTAGCTCTATTGGTTCTGCATTGCGATCACCTATTGTGAATGTGACGTTGAGTGGTTTGGCTCCAGTGTTCTCTATTTCGATTTTATCGCCGTACTGACGTGCGTTCCATTTACCTAATAATCGTAGTCTAGTATCGATGCGTACTCGCTTCTCTGCTGCGTCTAGCATTGGATCATCTGCAATGCGAATGCAATCATCTGCTAGTGCGTGAGTGCCGATTTTTCTTGCGTGTGCGGATTTGTTGCGAAAGTTTTCGTTGGAAGATTCCCAACGCCATACTGTGGAATAGTTTGGCATACCTTCGAGATTACAGATGGATGAGAGTGTTTGACCTATTGAAAGACGTTCACAGATTTCCTCTGCGATTTCCTCGTTATACTCTGGAGGTCTACCCATTTTCTTGGATGGTTTAAAGCTCATGTGGTTGTTTGGGTTTAGTTTTACGCTTTGGTAATCCTGATTTCAGTTCGTTGCTCTGCTTGGGTGCGGACTTTAACTTGCGAGAACGTGATTTCGACGCTTTCGGGGTTATCGTCTGGGATGAGTTTGGAGTAGCGGATTTGGTCAATGAGAGGTTTGCTTCCTCCAGCAAGGTTATCAACGTCGAGAGTCTTGGTTGAGAACCTTGTAATTCCGAGAGTGTACTGCGGATTGCACTTAGCAGTGCAGTCCTTGCTAGGTTCTTTTGTTTGGCGTACTTTGACCAGTGAGCGTTTAGGAGCGTGTTTAGTGAGGGTGTCAAGTAGCCGTCTAGATGGAGGTTTATAGTTGTCTGCATAGTAGTAGTGTCCGTCAGGTGCGAGGGTGTAGCCTTTTTCCTTTAGTTGTTCAGTTGTCCAGTTCATATATCACGGATGTTGTTGGTGTTTCAAATAGTTCAACCGCATAAACTGATGGTAGTTCTTTTGATATCTCTTCACCTATCCAATAAGCTAAGTTTTCTGCTGT